AGAGTTACGAAAGCAACCGGGCTAGCAATTACATCCCAAGCTATTGTTGCTTGGTCTGTTAAAGTATCTTGTGTATTTAATATAGCACCAGATATTGTTGTTAAATTATTAGCGTTAGCCGTTAATACTTTTGAAGCAGCACTTGTTCCAAGTGTTGCAAGGTCAGAATAGTTTAATTCAGCAGCTGTAGCTGTAACTCCATCTAAAATATTTAATTCTGCAGTTGTTGAAGTTACTCCATCTAAAATGTTAAGTTCTGTTGCAGTAGAAGTTACTACTACATTTTCATTTATTTTTGGCGAAGTTAAAGTTTTGTTTGTTAAAGTATCTGTTGATACTAAAGATACTAAAGTTGAGTCAGCACCTTGTGGTAACAACATAATGTTAGTTGTATTTGTTGAATGGGGTTGTGATTTTATTTGTTGACCATGTGTATTTTGTTCACAGTTTAATTGAATAGCACCGGCATTTGTATCACCTCTAACAGTTATGTGACCCGTACCTTTAGCTAATAAATCTAAATCAACATTAGTTTCACCTGTTGCTGATAATCTTGGTGCATTACCTGACGCAGCATTTGCAATTGTAAATTCATTTACTGCTGAACCCGTAGCAGTTAATAAAGCTAATTCATTTCCGCTAGTATCTAAAATTGAAGTTCCAATTTTAGGTGCTGTTATAGTTTTGTTTGTTAAAGTTTGTGTGCCTGTTGTAGTTACTACTGTAGTAGGTAATACAAGTGTACCACCATCTATATCTAGAGTTCCTAAAACATCTAATGTTTGACCAGCCGGAACTGTTACTGTATTTCCCGCTGCTCCTGCTAATTGATCTACTTTTATTTGACTTGCCATGATTTATTATATCTCCGTTTATAGTAAAAACAAACTGTTTTTATTGTTATTTTTAAATAATAGTTAACGCTCCATTGCCTCCAACTGTCCATATTGCATTATTACTAACCGTTATTAAACCCATTAAAAAAGTATTTCGTGTTGTAACTAATGTGGTTGTTGCATTAGAGGTAATGTTGTTATAATTAGAAAAAGTGTCACCAAAAGTTGTAAGGGTTGCACCATCTACACCAACAGGTTCACCATTTGCATCTAAATAAACAGCCTTACTTGCCGGTAATGTACAAAATACATCTTTTGTTCCTGAAGTAAAATCAACAGCATTATCAGAATTAGAACTTGTTAAAACAGTTGTTCTAGTTAATGTTGTACTATTAGCATTTAATGTTCCTAGTCCTACTTCAAACTGATCAGTACCTTGGTTAAAAATACAATAATATGTTGTATTATTATTTCCAATTGCTTCTCCAAAACTTTCAAAGCCAGTTTGAGTTGCACCCAATGTAAACGCACCTGTACCTGTTGTAGTAGCAGCTACTTTAACTCTGTCGTTTATTACTAAAGCCATTTATTTTGTCCTTATGCCATACTTATTATTGCATTAGCCGGTGTACTTGGATTAGGGAATGAAATTGTAAACGTACCATTAGTAGCAGTTTTGTTTCCTCCAAAATCTAATACAACACATAATTTGTCTGAGTTAGTATCATTGTAGATAGCTGCACTATTTGCAGTAAACGTAGCATTAGTTAGTGTTGAATCAGTAAAGTCAACAGTTGCTACTGCACCTGTGCTTACTACTGCTTGTCCTGCTAAAACTTTTCCCCCAGTTGTATATCCAGTATTACTGGCACTCACTTCATTTGTAGTCAAGTAAACTGTGCTCGAAGTACTATATGCAGCAAATGATGTATACAAAGCTATTTTAAAAGAGTTTCCTCCATTTGCGAAATCGTGTGTTCCCGATAAGAGTTCTCCTCTAAATGCGAACGGTATTATATTTGCCATATTATTTTTCCTTTATTTAATTTATTCTTAACCCGATGGTGATTTAGATATTAATTGTTGACGAAGCATTCCATCTTCATATTCGTCTCTGCGTCTGTAACCGATTTGTTCAGTTCCATACGTTGTAAGTGCATTTTGATAAAGCCCTTGGTAGTATTGTATCATATCCTGTGGGCCTTTCAAGTATCCAAATGTGTTTATCAGACAACTATATAAAAGTAAATCTTGATATTTATTAGATAAATATGTTCCATTTGTAGATGCTGGAGCAGCTGTAGTAGGTTCTGTTGTATTGGTTATACTGACATTTTCTTTATTATATGCCATTGTAATTTCATAAGTTTTATCAGGAGTAGGGGCTACTAACCAAAAGGATTCATCCCAATTTGCATAGTATCTTGGTATATCTACTGCTTGAGTTCCAGGTGTAGAGTAATACTCTGCCATAAAACTAGGATCTCTTTGTTCTAGATAAAATTGTTCACCATTAGAATTTTTAAGTTGAACATAATTAATTGATCTTAAATCATCTGGTATAGTTACATATTTATTTCCAACAATTAAACTAGATGTTGCATAGTGTGCATTTTGATCCGTAGGTACAGCTCTTATAATTGTATTTTCTGCATTTATAATAATATTTTTTAAAATATTATCTGTTAATACAGTGTCCGATACTTCTGTATAATCTCTAATATCAGATTGTAAGTTTGCTAAAGTGTATGCCATATTATATTGCTTCCAATGTTACTGGTCCTGCTGAACAACTGTTACCACCACCTTTTACACCAGATGTTATTCCATTACTAGCACTTTGAAAATAAAAATAACTAATAGGATTTGTTAATACATCAGTTGTTGTTGCACCTGATACTGTTCCATCAGCTGCAATTCTACCAAGTTGAATTGTAAAACCTGCTGCTAAATCTATATCTGTTACTCCAGAAATAGTTGGGATGGTTGCAAAAGATTGTAAATTTAGTGTGTCTGCTCCACCTGTACCTGCTCCAGTTACTTGTGGTGCTCCTCTTAATCTAACTACAGAATTAGCTAATCTTTGATGGTCTTTAGAAAATACATTAACAAATGTATTACCTCCTGAAATAATAATCTCAAATGGATTATTATCTAATAAAATTAATTGTGGTGTACTTTCTGCTTGTACTCTTGGATTTTGTAAAGCTTGAGGATCTGCTCCTACTGGTTTAGGTTGAAGCTGTGGTTGTTTCGCTTCATACTCTGAGTAATGAACTAAAGATCCATTCCATTCTCTTACCATTTCTGTATATGGAAATCTTAATCCCGATCTGTCAGAAATTGCTAATGCTTGTTTACCTCTAGCAAAAACTCCCATTATGATAAAACTCCATCACCATAAAAAGTTTGTGGTGATATAAATGTAGATGTACCTTGATTGTCTGCATCTAATGCTCTTAACATTTCACTTTCATATCTTCTTTCCAATTCTCCAGACAGATCTGGAGAAACTTTTTGACTTAAATAATAAGCAAGTCCAGACATCATGCATGGATAAAATCTATTAACTACATCAGAAGTATAATTATAAGAACCAACATCTTGAATTTTTGCTAGGTAGTAAAAACAAAATTGAAAATTACTTGGTGTAGATGTGCTAGACACACTTGAATTTGGTGTTGCATATAAAAATATACTAGGATTTATTTTTCTCTCCATATAATATTGTGAAGGAGTTCCTTGAACTAATTTATTTGGTATTGCATTATATTGAGATCTACTTCTTTGTGATAAAGCAACATCAGCAGGTGCAGTTGTTGTAGAATTATTTCTATAATAAGCTTCTAAAATAGAAGTCATATCATTTGGAAAATTAACACTATCTGTTGCAAAGCTATATTCAGCTTGTCCCAATACTAAAGGAACTTTAGCAAGTTTTACTTTCCATAAATGAACACCTCTATTTGCCCATTCTTGAAATAAAATATTTAAAGATCTTCTAGCACTTCTCAATTGATAACCAGTTCTAGTTCCCCTTACACCTGTTCTTTCATAAGCTTCTTCTATAATGTCATCTATCTGAGGATTAAATTCTGTAGTTTCAGAAGTAGGGGAAACAGTTTGTAATGTATTACCCATGCCAGCTAAACCTGTAGAATAATAAAATAATACTGGAGCACCAACGGTTCTTACCGGAGCGACGACAATTGTAACTTTAGCTCCAGTTTGACCTGCAGTTCCTGTTACTGTTACACCTGTTGTATAATTTGCACCACCTGCTGTATTTGTTCCATCTTTTGTTGATGAGAAAAGAAAAGGAAAATTAGCATTACTGTTATCTGACTGATCAAATATGTAAGTGTTACCTTCTTGTAAATAGTAAATAGGACTTACTTCACCATTAATAAAAAATTTATTAGCAGTTCCAAAAGCATTCGTGCCACTTGCGACGGTGACTGTAAAAGTAATAGTCGCCATTTAATTTCCTAACTACCTGTTGGATTTGGACCGTCGTAAAATATTGTTATTGCTCCAAAACCATTACTTATATTTAAAAAACATCCTGCTTTAAATAAAGTACCATTGTCTGGAATATAAGGATCTATATAATCTACAGCTCCTGATGAGTCTAGTGCTAAAATTACATCTCCTGTTTGTGAAGTGTTTCTAAAGTTAGCCGTACCTGCTGTGGCAACTGATATTCCATGCATTCCTCTTACTCTAGTTCTTCCTGCAAAGACTATTCCTTGAGTTGTAGATGTTGCTGTGAATCCTGCGCTAACAGTTCCTGTTACAGTTCCAGAAGGTTTTACTGCAGTGACTGTTAAAAAAGCAGCTGTAGTTGTTACTGTAGCTCCTGCTCCAGGTCCTGTAAGACCAGCCTCTGATAAAGTTGCTCCATTAATATCTGTACCTGTAATTGTAAAAGTAATTCCAGCATTATTTTGTCCACCGGCTGAAGTAATAGTAACTGTAGTCGCCATGTTTGAACCGTCGTTAGCTGAAGTTGCTGAAAAAAATTTGTTTGTTCCTACTGCAGAACCATTAAGTACTAAAGTTGTTCCACCTGTTGATGCTTGAAGTGCACATATTGCTGCTGTGTTTGCAGCTACTGCACCGAATCTTTTTGCTGCTACATATGAATTATCTGGCATAATTTTATTCCTTTATTTAATTTTGTACTAAGGCCCCGAAGGGCCTTAGAAAAATATTTATTAGTTATTAGGTGCGTAAGTAATTCCTCTATCTTGTGATGCCATAAAGTAATCACTAGTTAGAGTATTTGCTGCTCCAATAGTTGCAATTATATCCCAAGTTAGTCCCATTCTTTGAGCTGCTACACCTGGTGCTGGAAAAGCATCATAAGCAACTATTGCTCCTGATTGAGTTCCTGCTACTATTTGAGAAGTAGAAACACCGCCTGCAGTTCTAGTAGAGGCTGTCGCATAAAGTTGTCTGTTAACATAATAGTTAACTGTACTTGTTTTAACATTGCCATTAGCTACTGTTGCTGGTGTATTAACTAATTCAAAACCTAAAGTAACAAAAGTGTTTGCCGCCATTGTACCTAGAGTAACTAAGTTTGCGTCAGTAGGAGTAAGTTGTATTTCAGCACCATTAGGTGATTTAACACAAACTGTTAATTGAAGTGCTCCTGCTAAACTTTTAAAACCAACTAAGTTTGTAACTGCTGCACCAAAAGTACTACCTGCTGCTGCACCTACTTCAGCTAATCCCCAAAAAGTATTTGGACCGCCTTGGAAAACGCCTCCTGCTACTGTAGTAAGTTTAGTTCTACATTCGAAGTATAGTCTGTCTGCTTTTGCATTTGGAGTAGCGAAATTCATGTTACCTTGAATTAAAGTTCCATCATTTTGTGCACCTGCTAATACAGAAGCAACTTCTCCATTTAAACTTCCATCATTAGCCAATGTAGCTAATGTACTTGGACAGTTAACTGCCTGTATTAGAGACCAAAAGTTTCCTGATGCTCCTCCTATATTTAGGACGTGATCTAAAAAATCATCCATGTAATAAACTTGATCCGGCCAATTTCCAATATTTAAATTTTGAAGTGCCGGTGTTGCGCTTGAGAATTTTACTGCGCCTTTAAAGTGTGTTCCTGCCATTTTATTTTTCCTTTGTTTCCCAGTGTTAAATTGGTATTGCAGTCTCTGGGTGCGTACTACTACACAAGCCTGAATACCCATAATAAAAAATTATTATATGTAGTGAGTTATTTATACCTTAGTTTTGAATAGAGTGCAAGAGATCCTACAGTAAAAGTGCGATTTCAGCGATGTAGCTTTTGTCTAAGTAGCTACAGAAACTTGTGGAGCTGCGTCTTCGACAGTATTCTGTCTGTGAGCAATAGCTGCTTCTTCCAGCTTGATGTCAGTAATGACTCTTTTTACTTTGTCATCAATCTTAACCATCTCAAGAGTATATCTGTTATTATCCAGATGCTCCTGCTGCCACTTCAACTCCAAGGACCTTTTTTGTTTGTATAGGTCTTGTATCATCTATAACCTCCTCATAAGTTATTCGATTTAATCCCGAATGATAACTATCTCCGAGATACTCCCACACTATACTGTTTTCTCCTAGTTTGTCAAGTATTGCATCTTCAACACTTTTAGCTGTATCATCAACATGCTCAACGTTAAATTTTGCATGATAGTTATAGGCCCAGATAGTTATAGTAGTTTTTTTCATTTACACACCTTGTTGTAGTTAAAAAAAGGGCCGTTTTTAGGCGGCCCTTTTAAAGTATTGATTATGCTCCTTGAGAACCGAAGATTCCTCTAGGGTCAGAGAAACCAAATACGTATCTCTCTCTAGCTTTGTATCTAACATTACCAGTATCGAAGTCGCCTTCCATAGTAGTTTTGATAGGTGATCTGCTAAAGTGTTTAAGACCATTTGGTACATCTGTTTTGATAAAGAACGCATCTGTATCAGTAAGATAATGATTTACAGTATAGCCTTCTGGAATCATTCCCATGTTGCTAAGTGCATTGATATCATTATCAGCTGTTCCAACTCTTCCTTTAGTGTTCATCAGTCTATCAGCTGTAAATTGTAGGTTAGAAGGAATTACTAATTTCATTCCTCTAGCTGCAACTTTTAAGCCTCTTTCGTCTGTGAACGCTGCGATGTCTATTAAAGACTGCTCAAGAGAAGTTTCATTTAAATCAGCAGGTGTTGCTAATTGATTTGAAAAGTTTCCTGCAAGCGTTGGGTGTGCTGCGTTGATTAACGATACACCGTCTCCACCAGAAAATGCTGCATTGAACGCATTGTTCAATACTGCTGCACCTTTGATGTTTTTAGTAGACGCCATAGATCTTGCTAAAGCTTTTGTATATCTAGACGCTAGTCTGTCATACAAGTTATCCTCAATCGCTTCTTCAGTGATTGCGAACGCTAAAGCGATCGTTTCGTTAGTGTATCTAGCAGTGAATGTTTCTTGTGCGTCGTCAAACTGAATGCCTTGGCCTTCAGCTTTAACTGCTGCATTTCCGAAACCAGATAGCATCACTTCTTCTTCAAACGCTCTGTCTGAAGATTCCGTATCAAATATCTCTTTTGTTTCATCTGCGTAGGTTCTGTACTCAAGTCCAAATAGTGCATTTAGACCTGGCTCTAGTTCTTTAACTAGTTGTGCTCTTGATATTGCCATGTTTTTTTATCTCCTATTTGGGTTATGCGCTAAAAGCGTTAGCGTTTTGATTATATGCAACAACAACATCTGCACCAGCGACTGTAAAGTCTGACTGATTCATAACATTTGCTGATCTTACAATTTTCCACATGTAGTTAGCTACACCTGCAACGGCAACGGCGCTTAGGTCTAACGTAGAGTCTGATTGACCACTTACACCTGCTCCAACATCATTTAAGTTGAAACCAAATGTGTTAACGGTGTTAAAGCTAGCATTAGTTAATGCTGCGTCAGCTCTTACTGTGTACTCTTGTGCTGGGTTAGTGTTAACAAAAGCAGTGATGTTTGCACTACCTGTGTTGTAGTCAACTGAAGTCAATTGACCAGCATTCAAACCATTCGTCCATGAAGGTTTTCCGTTTGCGTCAACAAAAGTTGCGCCATTGAAAACACCCAGAATTCTGTTTGTGTTTGCTGTATTAGATGCCCATGTGTTACCACCAACGATACCGTCAGTCATAGCATTTTGAGCCGCGTCTTGTATAAAACCTACTGTACCATTTCCTTGTGCAGTTTGGTTCGCTACGGGGTCGCCTTTTAAGATAGCGACGTTTGTTCCTAGAGGTTGAACTAAGAATTCAGATTGACCACCTGTAGCTGGAGTATTTCCAACTGTCATAGCCTGTCTGCATCCATAGCCCGCTATATTCGCGTTTGCCATATTTGTTTTTCCTTGTTATATATCTACCCCGAAGGGTCGATACGATTAATTTAATTTGTTGGTCCTAGAATTATTTTTTAGTACCACCAAAAGTTACTCGCGATTGCCTATCTTGATTGATTGGCATGCTTGGGTGCTGTTCCTTAAGTAAATCGTTATTCACTGCTTCATCTCTTTCCATATTTTGTTTTGCAAAATATTCTTCACGAGATTGCGCGATTTCTTCGGCTATCCTTGCTAGCACAAGGCCACCCACTCCAATTACTCCTGCGTATTTACCTGTGTCCATGACTGGATAATCCATTTCAGGATATTCGTCAGCTCTCACTAACTCCCATCCTTCTCTTAGTTTACCGGCAACGTTTTTAGTGTCGTCAAAACCAAGAACTTCTGTTCTTATCCATCTGTGTCTGAACCCATGTGGCGCATCTGGTGCATCAAGTGAGTTGGGTGGAGTCCACGTAGTTTTTTTAGCTGTTTTAGCTCTAGTAGAACTCGCACGAGAAGTTTTTATTTTTTCATTTTCCATAGACTTAATTTCCTTCTGTGATGTTTAATTGTTTCGCATAGTCTTCTAGCGGCACGCCTAGTCTTTTAGCTATTGCTACCTGTGATGGCGAGAGTTTCACAGTCTTTTTGCGTCCTGTTGTGGCTGAACGTGTGGCCGAAGCTACAGCTTGAGCAGGTCTTGCTCTTTTTGTAGTATTTTGTTCTATCTTATCAAACTTATGAGGGAATTCAAGTCTTATTCTTGAATCAACTTCTTCATAATATTCGTTAGATTTAGGGTCATATCCCTCTTCTTCTACAAGCTTTTTATGTATGTCAAAAGCTGTGTAAGTCATTGCAGTATCATTACCAAACCAACTATTACTAGAAGCCCATTGTTCAGCTCTAGGATCTGATTGTTGAGTAGGTTGTTGTTGTTGAGGAGTAACTCTAACTTCTTTTTCTCTAGGTTCATCGTCAACAATTTTCATAGCATTCAATCTTGCATTTTCTATAGATAGATTTGCTAACTGTTCTTGTGCTGCAATTTGTGCTTCTACATTTTGAGATTCAATAGCATTTTTAAGAGCTAATTTAGCTGCTGCTAAACTAGTTCCTACTCTA